CTTGCCGAAAGTTGTAAATCGCTATTTGAAGCAGTGGTTTTGATGATGTTGTCTGTGATATTGATGTTATCGTCAACGGTCAAGTTAGAAGCCCTGACAACCCCTGTGCCTCCAGGCGTAAGGTTGATGTCCGCATTAGAAGTAGATGCTATGGTGTTATCGTTAAAGGTTAAATTATCTATAGTTGTGGTGCCCGATAATGTTGCTGTGCTAGTAACAGTCAAAGTTGAAAGCGTGGTCAGGCCAGATGGCACACCAAAAGTAGATGAAAGACTCACGGCACCTTCTAAAGTTGCTGTTCCAGACACGTTTATTGTGCCGTCTACCACTAGTCCCTCGTTGATGTTGACCGCTGTAGAGTCGTCCGAGCTGATGCTGGTACCTGCGAATTTCAAGGCTCCTATTTCAACTGCGCCGGTCCCACTTGCATTTATTATCAAGTCCTCATTTGATCTTGTGCCTGTTATATGGTTGTCATTGATAGTGACTGCAGGAAAAACTACTGCACCAGTTCCACCAGGCGTTATGTTTATGTCAGCGTTTGAACTTGAACCGATTATGTTGTCATTGAATGTGAGATTATCTATTGTTGTTGTCCCCGCCAATGATGTTGTACTAGTTGTTGTAAGAGTAGATAATGTAGTGAGTGCGGACGGAACCGATAAAGTCGATTCCAGAGTCAATGCACCTGACAGTGTTGTGGCGCCTGTTACACTTAAGGTTCCATCAACGATCAGTCCGTCATTGATGTTGATAGTTGTAGAATCATCAGAACTTAAACTGGTTCCATTAATCTTTATTGCTCCAAACACAACAGAACCTGTGCCGTTTGGTAATAAGTTTATGTTGTCGTTGGTTCTGGTGCCTTCGATGTTGTTGCCGTTGAACCTTATCGCTGGCAGTGTGACCGCACCAGTGCCAGAAGGACTGAATACAAGATCATCGTTGGATCTACTTGCACTTATTTCGTTGCCACTGATTGTAATGGCGTTGTTGAACAATGGAGATGCATATATCTCCGTGAAATTATCATTGACTTTGTCCATAGCGACACGTAAAGTATCACCTGTGCCGTCGTTTGCGTTTGATCCAATGTTTAGTGTTTGTTGTGCCATACTATTATACTTGTACTACCCTTCTAACCACCGTAACCTCGTGGTCGTTCAAGTTATTTATTTGACCCCTTAACCTTAAATTTCCGCTGTCTATGTCCGCCGTGACTGTGATAAGACCAGTAGAAGTTCCAACATTGCCAAAGGTACTAAGGTAAGCATTTGAGCCGTCGTGTGTGACATTTGCCTCAAAAAGTTCGTAATTACCACCAGTTGCATCAACGACCTGCACGTTGTATTTGGCCGATCGGAATGTTGATGCTGACACAGAATCAAGTGTGGCAACTGCGGTTGAGGCGCCTGCGGCTCTAGCCAAATTGATCCTGTAAGCATTAATTACGGTTGACCCACCTGATGTCGATGTGGCCGAAACCGTTGTTGTGGATCCGGCATGTCCCACAGTCAATATAATTTGATCTGTATCTTTTGTGGATACCATACCGTACTGTGAGATAAACGCATTGGTACCGTCACTCACAACTGCCGCTTCACATATTGATGCTGTTCCTTCCGACGAATTGTGAGCAGTGATGACATAGTGTGCCGCCTGATATGAGCCAGTGTCAAAAGTGTCCAGTGTTGTGGAAGCACTCGAAACTGTGACGCCACCGATCACATTTACATTTGTTGAACTCCTATCGGATTCATCACCTGTTGCTAGAATAATTCTATAGGCATGTACTCTCAGGTTTGTCTCCAATCCTGCCGCACTTATCTCAACGTTACTTCCGTTAATTGCCGCAGTGAGTGTGATCAAATCGTTTGACCCTGTGTTGACCACATTGTAAACTGATATGTATGCCGTTGTGCCGTCGTGTACAACAGTTGCCTCAAGATTGCTACATTCCGTCTTGGATGCATTGTTCACTGACATGTAATACTTGGCTCCTCGGAAATCTCCTTTTGAAAAACTGTCTATCACTTCACTTGCACTGTCAACATCTGTGTTGATCACTACAGCGGCCTCATCCTCGCCTGAGTATCCTGTTGAGTCATCATCACCTAATCCTATCCTGTATGCTGTCATAGAGTTTTCAGGAGAATTTCCCGTAGCCTTAAGTCTTACATTTCCACTGTCAACATCTACTGTTGTTGTTATGTGATTATTTGTTCCAGTTTGTGCCAAAATGCTGTTTGATACAAAAGCGCCTGAGTTGTTGTGTACTACAGAGTGTTTAACAACTCTAAATTCGTCACTGGCGTCATCTCTTTCGACTCCTAGGTACCATGCACTGTCGTATTTTGAAGTGGCAAAACTATCTTGCACAGCAGAGCCTGATTCTATTCTATTGTGTTTAACCACGGAAGTGACATGATCTATCACGGTCTCACTGGTGAATGAAATTGTGACATTGTTGTCTTGGATGTCTGTAACGCCTAGCAGTATCGGTGATGTCAAGAACGATAGCGTACCAGAACCATCTGTCTTTAGGACCTGTCCTGTGCCTCCATCTGCGTTAGGCAGGGAGATGCCATTCAATATAACTTTTCCAGAACCGTTAGCAAACAGCTCTAGGTTTTCATTAGAACGCCTGGATGTTATTTGGTTGTCAGTAATTTTTACACCTTCTGATTGCAATATGGCGCCAGTTGCCGGTGACAAAGTTATCGTGGTGAATGTTCCAGCCGCCGCCTCCGATGCCCCTATGACAGTGTCATCTATGGCTCCAGCATCTATGTCAACGTCATTTATCTTGACATTTCCTGTACCATTGCCTGAAAGTAAAAGGTTTGAGTTTGACTCGTCAGTGGAAAGGGAGTTGTCTTTTATTTGAATTCCTTCTACGTCTAATTGTCCTGTAATTGTTTTATTTCCTGTAATGTCAACGTCACCGACAGTTGTAATTTCTCCAGTCGTAACTTCCGACAAAGTTTGCACTTGTCCAGAACCGCTACCACCAGACAACTGTAAATTGTCATTGGACCTTGTGACTTTTATAATGTTGTCACTGAAACTCATAGATGAGTCTATTGTGAGGTTGGATACATTGACGACACCCGTGCCTCCCGGTGTCAATAGTAGATCTGCATTTGAACTTGTTGCAATTATGTTATCATTGAATTGTAGATTATCGATGGTGGTCGTTCCAACGAAAGAACTTGCTCCTGTCACTGTAAGGGTAGAAAGGGTTGTCAACGCATCAGGAACGGCAAAAGTTGATCCTAGGTTAAGTGCACCTTGAAAAGTTGGCACTCCTGCAGTCAATGTTCCATCCACGATCAAATTTTCATTGATGTTTATAACACTTGAATCTGTGCTGTCTATTGTTGTGCCATTTATTCTGACAGAACCTAAAACAACGTCACCTGTGCCACTTGCACTTATCACTATATTTTCATTTGATCTCGTGCCTGTGATATGGTTGTCATTGAGTGTCATTGCAGGAAAAACTACTGCTCCGGTTCCTCCTGGGGTAATCTGTATGTCTGCGTTTGAAGTAGACGATATGCTGTTGTCATTGAATGCCAGGTTGTCTATTGTTGTTGTGCCGGCCAAAGTGCTCGCACCAGTGACTGTTAGACTTGACAAAGTGCTTAAGGCAGAGGTCACCGATAAAGTAGAACTCAAAGATAAGGCGGTTGGCAAAGTCAGTGCGCCGGCCTGGAAAGTTCCGTCCACGACAAGGTTCTCATTTATATTGACAGTGCTTGAATCAACTGCCGAGATCGATGTGCCTGCACTGAATCCTATGCCTCCAATCACTGTAGAACCAGAACCGTTTGGTATAAATTTGAGATCGTCATTTGTCCTGGAGGCCTTGATGTTGTTGTCATCGATGGTTATGCCAGGAAACACCACTGCACCTGTGCCGGAAGGGTTTATATCTATGTCCGCGTTTGATAAGGTTGATTTGATGACATTATTGTCAAATCGTATGTGCGACCCAACCGATGACCTGGCGTACAGTTCATCAAAATTTGCGTTTATCTTTATACCGGAAATACGTAATGTATCACCTGAGCCGTCATCCGCGTTTGCACCTATATCTATTACTTGTTGAGCCATATTGACTAATATTTAGCGGATTTTGTGTGTGTGCGTCTAGTGGCTATTAGCCGGTGCTTATTTTAACATCATTTCCTGATCTAAACAGTCTACCTGCCACTCCCGGGTCGGATGTTGGAAGGCTTGTAAAATCTATCTGTGAGCCATCTGCCGCAAGGTTTCCCGTAACTGAAACACCACCTGATGTAGTTTCAAACTTTTTACTATTGTCGTGATACAGTTCAACTGCCCCGTCGGCAATACCCTTCACCATGGTTTCTGAGCCACTATCCTTACCAAGTATCACATTGTTGTCACTCTGCAGATAAAGGCTTCCGGTTCCTGTCTCTCGTATCATTGAATGACTTCCGTTGTGGAATATCTTTAGGTCATCGGCATTTCCAAATCCTGCATAGTTGTCAGTGGCACTACCATCACCTATTTTTAAAATTCCTGTGACTTTTGCTCCAGTTGTTTGTACTCTAAGTCTTTCTGTTACAGCACTAGAATGGAAAGAACTTAAAATTATTTCATTTGTTGTGCCACTTGTTCCATCAAATTTAATACTGCCTCCTTCAGTTCCGCCATCGCCTAAGAAACTTATTCCAGGCACGTTTGCGTTGTCTGATCTTTGAATTTGAATAATTGGTGTAGCAGAATGTAAATGTAAATTACTGTCTGTTTTCACACTACCTGTACCGGATGCACTTATTTCTAAATTATCATTTGATCTTGATGCTGTAATTTTGTTGTCTGTTACACTGATACCACCGTCGACATCCAATGTGCCTGTTACTTTGGCCCCAGTGTGTGTTACTCTAAATCTTTCTGCCAACGAAGCACCATCATGTGTTTTTACAAACACTGTGTTTGATGTTCCACTAGTTCCATCCATCATCAGTTCCGCCCTGACGTTGCCGCCGGATTGCTGGAAACTAATTCCAGGTGTGTTTGCGTCAGAAGTTCTTTGCAGTGTTACTTTTGCCGCGGCAGTTTTGACGTGTAATGAAGTGTCAGGTGAACTCACAGAACCTATACCGACTTGCCCACCTGCTTTTAACAATATGTCTCCTGTACCATCGTTCTCTATCGTGATGTCTCCGTTTGCACCGTCCTTGATTTCTATAGTTCCTGAATTTGTTCCACCATTTGTGCTGAGTGTAAGATCACCTGTGCCCAATGTTGTGATAACGGCATTTGCATCGTTGACACCTACTATCAATGAACCGTCGTTGATGTGAACGTTACCCGTTCCGTTTCCAGACAGTGTTAGATCACTGTTTGTGACCAATGAGGTTATTGCGTCATCTGTGATCTGTAATTGATCCACCTCGACAATACCTGTTCCGTTGGGTTGAATTACAACATCACCGTTTGTGGTCTCGTTTGTAAGCCTTCCGCCTAGACCACTTTCAGAAAGATCATCAAACACTTCTATAAAGTTGTCATTGATCTTGCCAAAGGCTGTACGTAAAGTATCGCCTGTTGCCGGATTTCCTAGTATTCCTGTGTCTATGTTTAATCGTGCCATATTATGTATACTGCTATTTATTAAATACAATTAATGTTCATAGAAGCATTAAAAACAATGAGATTGTACGAGCGCCAGTCGAAACTGGGCGTATATCACACGTTCCATAGGAAAAACACAATACTAGTATTCAAGTGTGACAGTTGCGGGGTCACCTTCTTGAGACCCAAAGCAAAAGTCGATCCTGAGAGAGCCTCTAATGATTACAAACACGTCTGCTCATACTGTGACAGCAAGAGGTACGCACAAAAAGTAGGTGTAAAGATGCGTGGTATATATAAAATGGATGCTTCAAGCACCCACACTCTTTAATATTGCATCCAACTGATACTGTCGCGATCATCGTCTATCCAACGTTTCAAGTCAGCGTATATTCCGATGTTGACATTAGGTAGGTTAAAGTAATTACGTAGAAAGTGATTGTAGTCGATGTACTCCCTACGATTGATAAAATAGAAATTTGTCTTTGGATATCTTCTAAATGTTTGCCTCAAATGATACAGCCATTCATATTTTAGATATGCCTTCATGCTGACACGTGAGGGATAATTTATTGTGTTCTTGTAGATATTGTTTTGCTCTCGGCTCACCGAGCCATCTGCGGTCGCGTACTCCCATTGCCTCGCACCCAGAATATCGAATGCTAAAATAAAGACGTTTGCCGCTCCAGAATCTGCGGCCAATAAAACAGCACTACATCCTGATCCTCTATTGTGTGAGAAGTCGATTGTTCTGATCTTGTCTGGACCTTTCTTTATGTCACCACCTCGCCATACTCTATAAAGTTTCAATCCATTAGGAACATCAGTCACCTCATCTTCCGGCATGATATAGTTCCAATCAACTATGTCCTCCGGTCCGTATATACGAGGTGATTCCTTACCATTGTTGTGCCAATCTTTAAGTTCCTCATACATTGGCGGGTTTACTGCTACTATGTGGTCACAAAGTTTTGGATGGTCCCTGAATATGGCATTGCAACCGTATATGTCACCGTGTCCTTTCAGAGACTCTATTGGAAAAATATTCCTTGATTCACCGTTCCCGATAATGAATGCTGTTTGTTTCATATCCCAAAGGATTCTCCGCATCCACAGCCAGATGTGGCGTTTGGATTCTCTATGACAAACTGTGATCCAAACAATTCTTCTTTCCAGTCAATTTTAGTGCCTGCAACGTACAACATAGATGTTTCGTCCACAACGAATCTAGTAGGACCTTCCCATTCTTGTACATGATCATCTTTGCCAATGTCTTTTTCATCATCAATGAACTTCCAGTCATATTTGAAGCCAGCACAGCCGCCGCCATTTACAACCAATGTGATAGCATATTTGTCTGGGTTTTTCGACATCATCTTTGACATTTGATTTTTTGCTTCGTCTGTAAGTTCAAACCATTTCATGTTTTCGTAACCTTCCATAATAGTAATTATCTTTCTTTGTTCCCCATGTTTTTAACTCCTATGGCCAACCAAAAACGAGAAGCATCTTTTTTTTTCTCAAAACTCATATAGGAATTCTGTTCCTCCCAGTTATGAAAGGCCGGACTGTAAAGAGCATTCTGTTCAAACCACCAACCCCATCGTCCCTCGCAGTTGATTTGACACCATTCTATACAGTCTCCCATGATCCCGTTGCTGTTCATGTCTACATTGTATTTGAACTGGCATTCATAACCGCAGTCATCAGGGATATCCATGAGATCTGGTTTAATTTTTTTTACTTTAACTTTACCGTAACTTTTCATCATTGCCAATTTTTTACCACCCATTCGTCCGCACACTCCATCGGATTGGGAGATCCATGGAACACAGCAACACGGTTCTCAGGTTCAACCTTACACGGAGTCCTAAAGTATTTTCTGCCATCCTTTGTCAGTAGTTTAGTGTCCTTGAAACCTACCATTTCCCACTTGTAACTCCTTATCCACTGATCCGGAAACCAATTGATGTCATCACGTGCCCTCTTTGTTATCCAGTCTTGATCACCATGGTTTTGACGCATGATCCTGGCAGGGTCTTGTTTGTAATCATTCCAAAGATAATGCATAGTGCCTGCCTCCCATCTCATGCAACTGGAGTTTGAAAGTTTCCAGTCTTTGATCCTACATCTGTTGAAATCTCTGATGATGTGAAACTTGTTGGGATTATGGGTGAACAACGGATCGATGTTTTTGAATATAACCACATCGAGATCGAAGAAAAGTATGTTGCCTTTCAAGGGCATGTCAGGAGAAAACATCCAAAGTTTGCTCCACCATGTTTTTATACTAGGATCCTTCGGCAGTCTTATCACATCGATATCGGGGTCAAGTCCGTTGGGATCATCCGTAATACAATGGAACTCGTAATCCACAGTGACATTCCGAGCAACCATATTCTTTAATACGTTGACGTATTTAGAAATGTATTTGTTACCCCATTTAACGCACACTACGTGATTCATAACCTTTGCTCAATCCTTCCATTTGTATCTGTCTCCAGTCCTCACTATCCAAGGTATACGGAAAGTCATTTTCATAATTTTCGTTTCCTATTATTTGGATTTTTTTTATATTTAAATTATCTTTCATTATGTTGTAGATTTTTGTAAAAGACTTGTCTTGGAAAGAGGATTCTAAATCAACCTGCCCCAATTTGATGTAGCCTAAGGATAATTTAGGATCCTCCCAATCGTAATTGTTTTCCTGCAACCATTTCCTAAAGCCATTCATTTCTTCTCTCTTAAAATCGTGTGTATGTTCTGATATTGTGTCACCCCATTCTATGTCAAATTCCCCTGTGTAATATTTCTGATGGTTTATTTCACTGCACATAGTTTCGGTCATCTTAGGGGCATGTTCATCTCTGTAAACCTCAAGCAATGTCTTACCTATTTGTGACCAATGCAGATAAACTCCTCCCAATTCTCTGTCGTATCTATTCTGTTTAAACAAATCAAAATCATTGTCATGTAAGTGTTGTCTAGGTGCGTTTAAAAAAGTGGTGATTTGTGAAGGTCTCATCCATGCAGGATCAACAATGCTTTTCCTATATGACAAAACCCAACTTTCTATTTCATGGCACAGATTGTTTAGTTGTCTAATTGCATATTTGGTCTGCTTATCTGCTTTTTTGTAGTAGTTAGAAATGCTCCATGCGGTGCCTTGCAATTCCTCAAAATGTCTGTGAAGCAAATTACATGCCTCGTGCTTCAATCTATATCCATTGTTTTTGGAATACTGGAAATCGTCTTGACTGAACAGTTCTATTTTCTCGTATGGTGGATCAAAATCGAAGTTGTTGATTTGTGTGATGTTTTTGTTTACTTCTTGCACTAGATATCTTAGATCTCTGTTGCTATCTGCGTATCCCAGAAAACAGAAGTTTTTTTCTAGTATTCTTTTTTGTTGAAGATTATCTTTGAGTGCCTCTATGAACCTTTTGCCTAAAGGCGTATCGTAGATATCTATCTTTACTTTTTTATTGTTGTACTCTATTAGGATTTTTTCAAATAAAAATTTATTCTTTTCTGTAGATGGCACTGTTCGCTCCGTGTTCCATACACTCCACACTTTCCACAAAACATCTACCGTCTGTCTTCTCCTTGATTAAGTTGTCTGCGAAATCAAATGCGTGTTTGGCAAACATTTCGGCGCCAACTCCGTCAAAGATCCTAATTTCCGCAAGATCATGTTTCTCAAGTTCCTTTAATCTTTCTAGTTGGGGGTCATTCTTGTCCAAAGCCAGTTTGTGATCAAAGTGATCTTCGAGCCATGCCTTGATTGGTTTAAGACCACCAAAGTCCACTGCCCAGTTCTTGTTGTCAAGATCGTTGCAACCAAAAGTGAATTTGAATGCCAGGCTGTATCCGTGCAGTAGGTGACAGTGTGAGTGATCTGCGTTGGGTTGTCTGAACACCGCAGATAGTCCTATGTTGTGTCCGTATGTTTTAGTTGAGTAGTAAGTCATCGTTTCTCCTTGTTTTGATGACTTGCAGAGTGTTTATAGAGGGTTGAAAGTCTTGAGTCCTCTTGATCATCAGTTTAACTTCTTGTCAATCTTCTGATCCAAGTCCATCTGGAATGCAACATCTCTGATGCGTTCCGTCAGTTCATTTGGTATATTTAATTCCCCATCTATGATACTCTTAAGAAAATGTATTAGCACTGTAAATTCTTTCCTGTCTGCAACTGTCTCTGGATCAATACCGTGTTGCTCCATTGCGTTCAACATGGCTTCTGACACGTCCACCAGTGCCTTGATGCTTGTCGAGTGTTTGTCAAAATGGGCCATTACGTTATAATACTAGGTTTTTTTGGAACCTCTATCTTGCTGAATACCCTATTGTACTCATCAGCGATCTTGTCATTGATGTGAGCGATAGTGATAATCTTATCAGTGGCTATGTTAAAAGGCTGATCTTGTTTGGCAGTGGAGAAAAATGTACCGAATGCTAGGCCCTGTGGACCGTTCATTAGTACAAGTGCCTTGTCAATACTGATGTATGTGTCGGCCTTGCCTGTGAATTTTGCAATGACTTCCTCTCCTGAAGCCAGTTTAAGAGTAATTAGATCTCCATCTTTTATTTTATCAAACATATCTCTTATTATAAACTATCCTACTAGTTTGTCAATGTATTTCTTCAATTCTTTGTCCTGCACGTTGGGTGGAATGTGATTGCAGAAGAATAACTGGTAACTGTCAGAACCGTACTTGCCTATGCCGTGCAGATCACTGGCCTCTTTTTTGTCCCAAGTGATGTATTGTTCTGTCATCTTTCTAATTCGTTTCGACCTCACTTGCCACATGCCTAATGGTTTGAGTATTTGCTGTTGTGTGCTAAGTCTACCACGTAGATATGCCTGTGGGTTGGGATATCTAGCAAAAAGTTTTGGTAAAACTATTTTCACGTGTTTCCTGTATGTCAGATTCAAGCACATCACAGCAACCATGTGTTTCCACTTTCTGTGCGGAGCCTTTATTTGTTCTTGCACCATAAGGTGATCAACCATAGGTTTTGTCATGTATTAATTTTATAATGGTTTACTTTTTTGTCAACTGATTGTTGACCCATTTGGCAAGTCCTTCATAGGTATCTTGGAAAACGTTTTTATTTTCCTTCCATTCGTCGGGCATCTTCCAGCCTTCTTGATTTACCACTATCCACCTACAATCTGAGTTCTGGAATAATTTGTTAAATTGGTATATCCAGTATCTTGGATCAACAGGCCTTTTGATATAGGTATATCCTTTTGAGCCTTTGTACATATTGTTCACGTTTTCAGGTTTTTGTTCTTTGCCCAGTCCCCATAGGTCCATGCCCACTAGGAATATTGCTTTGGGTTTGAAACTCATACCTACAAGTGCGGCAAACTGTCCAGTACCCCAATGAAAAGGTTCGTCTTGTCTTTTGTGACCTTCGTAAGGCAAATCAGGAACCTTCTTTACATTAGGCCAGTACGCGAACTGTTTGTACCAATTTTCTCTGGTGTAGATTGTAGTGTTCTTGCCAACTGTGTTTGCGGCCTCTTGGCACATATGCCTGTCACAGCATACCACATACTCTAGATTATGATCTCTGAACAAAGCGTTCGATCCCACCATGGTTGTGACATTTTTCAACGGTGTGAGGTCAAATCCTCTCCTGCTTTCGCCGTTTCCTATTACACTTACAAACTTGGTCATAATGCTATTTAATCACCTATTTAAACGCACACAGACGCCTGTATACACATGGTAAAGGTCACATTGGAACAACTGTTCATCAATCAAAATTACCACCTTTGTTGCCCATTACGAGGTGCCAAACCGTCTTGTAATGTTTCCATGCTTTACCAAGTGCAGGAAATTTTCTTCTCATTTTCACAGCATATTCATCAACCATCTCTTGCTCGTCTTGAATTGTTTCAATATCTTTTGCGTATTGTGTCTGTGAGACAAGTCTGCCTCTACTCCCATCTGCCTTCTGCACGTAGACAGTTTCACCTCCGTCGGGGGAAACGTAAATCTCAGGTCTTTTTTTCCTTGCCATCAATACCACTCCCTGTGATCTGCTCCCGGGTGTGCATATCTCATGCCTCCCTTTTGTTTTGAATCTCCTTCATGTCTTGGGATAAAGTGTATGTGCGGCCAAAACACAGTCTGTCCTGCACACTCCCCTATGTTCATTCCAACATTGTAACCCTTCATCTTGCCCTCCTTGACCCATTCGTTGCCACAATAATATGCCAACTTATATGACTCCCCTATTGCTTCAGGTGTATCTTGTTTAGGTATAAAAAGTGTGTGGCCTTCTACACACGGGTATTTGTCTCGGAACACTGCCGTATGTTCATTCTCAAAGATAGGAGTGTCGTTGCCCATCCATGGACTTTCCTCGAAGTAATCTATTTTCTCAAATGGTTTCTTGTAGATAGGTTTTTTTGATGGCATTTGTTTCTATAATTCCTATCCTTATATTACTAGAATTTGGTCTGTGTTGCAATCTAATTTTTTCCCAATACTTGGTTTTTGTAACACTTTTGTTGTGTTCAAACACGTTCAATAGATTAACGATTGCTTTCCTTACCTTTTCAGCACCACCGTGCTTCTTGCAGGTATCGGATCTCCCAACGTTGACTATTGTGTTGTTAACTTTTATCTTGTATACACATGGCAGTTTGATCCATTTTGTTACAGGATCTTTCCTATGTGTTATTTTGTAATCTTTGACTGTGTATAGGTCTTCTATGTTGAACCACTTAATATCTGACATTTTTAATTCCCAACTGCTTGTACACCCTTTGTACTTTCCTTGCTTGGAAATAGCAATCTTCGAGTGCGTTGTGAAGTCCTGTTCTCTTCTCATTTGGATCACGTGGCACAAGACTGAACAGGGTTCTTGAATCTCGGATCTGCCAGTACTGCCATGGTTGAGGATGTCCAAGTTGTGCATATAAATTTTGTAATATGGCATAATCGAACAAAGGTCCTTGGCACCAGAAAACGTCAACACCAACAGACCATTTGTTAATTGTCTTTATCATCTGGTCCAGTGGTATCCTGTCTTTGTCCCCTAATGCTTCTTCCATGATTTCTGGATCCTGTTTGCCCCA